CTCGAGCAATTCCACGACTGGGCCACCAACGCCGGGCGCTGGATCGGCGAGGCCATCCCCGCGCTCCTCGACTCCGCCGGCCAACTCCTCGGCTCCCTCCTCACGTGGATCGTCGACAACGGGCCCAAGGTCCTCACCGCCGTCGCCGACCTCATCCCCAAGATCCTCACCGCCATCGTCGAATGGGCCCCCAAGATCGTCGCCGGCCTGGCCGTCGTCCTGTTCAACATCGTCCGGTTCGTCGTCGAGCTCGCCGGCCCCCTCCTCCTCGCTCTCGGCGGCCTGCTCGTCAAGCTCGTCGGGTGGATCCTGTTCGACGCCCTCCCCAAGCTCGTCGGCGCGCTCCCCGAATGGATCGGCGCGTTCATCTCGTGGATACCCGGCGCCATCGTCGCCCTCCTCGCCGCGCTCGGCGGCCTCCTCGCCAGCCTCGGCGCCTGGCTCCTCGAGACCGGCCTCCCCGCCCTCGCCGCCCTGCTCGGCCAGTGGGCCGCCGCGTTCGTCGACTGGGTCCCCGGTGCCATCGCCTCCCTCCTCGGCAAGCTCGGCGAGCTCCTCGGCGCCATCGTCACGTGGGCCGTCACCGTCGCCCTCCCCGGCCTCGTCGAGACCCTTCTCTCCTGGGCCTTCGCGCTCGTCGGCTGGATCCTCACCGCCATCATCGGCCTACCCGTGATGTTCGGGAAACTTCAGGTGGCCATCGCCGAGTTCATCATCGGCGCCATCCCCTGGCTCATCGAACAGATCGCCACCTGGGTCCCCGCCATCCTCTCGTTCATCGTCGGCGCCATCGCCGCGGCCCCCGGCATGCTCGCCGAGTTCGCCGGCATGCTCCTCGGCTGGATCGCCGGCATGCCCGAGAAGATCGCCGCCGCCGCCGCCGGCATGTTCAAGGGCATCGCCAACGCGTTCGTCTGGGTCGTCAACGCCATCCACCACCTATGGAACGACCTGCGCCTCACCATCCCCCCGCTCGAGGTCGGCGGCAAAACGGTCTGGGCCGGCGCCACCCTCGATACCCCCGACATTGCTGACATCCCCGCCCTCGCCCGCGGCGGCCGGGCCATCGCCCCGGGCCTCGCCGTCGTCGGCGAACGCGGCGCCGAGATCCTCTCCCTCGCCCGCGGCGACACCGTCCTCCCCCCCGACGCGCTCGCCGCCGGCAACGGGGGCCGCATGTTCGGAGACGTCAACATCACCGAGGCCCCCGACGTCGAGACCATCCTCGCCCGCCTCGACGCCCAACTCGCCTGGCGCGTAGGAACAGGACGCAACGGATGACCCTCGCCGCCCCCTCCCTCGAGCGATGGCAAGCCCGCCTGCGCGGCCTCACCCTCGGCGCCGGCACCGACTACGACCTCACCGGACCCATCGGCGGCCTCGGCGCCCTCGAACCGCGCACCACCGACCTCGCCCTCATCGGCGAGGGCGGCTCCGTGCCCGGCCTCGACACCCTCCCGCCGCGCACCCTGCACCTCCCCCTCGCCATGCACGCCCGCTCCCCCGCCGGCGCCATGAGTCTCCTGCGCGACCTCAAGGCCGCGTTCGTCCCCAACGCCGTCGACCTCGACGACCTCGACCTCCGCCTCCCCGGCCTCACCGACGACGACGAGACCCTCACCTACCGGGGCCGGCCCCGCGGTCTCGTCGAGGACCTCGAGCTCCTCCGCGCCGGCGAGGTCGCCGCGCTTGCCCGGTTCGACGCCCTCGACCCCCTCGGCTACGGCGCCCCCGTCGAGGGCACCACCACCGCCAGCCCCGCCCGGATCCGTCTCGCCGGCGACTGGCCGACCCGGGCCGTCATCCTCGAGCTCGTCGGCAACGGCGCCGCGCCCGTCATCACGTCGACCACCGACGCCGGCCGCCTCGTCGCCTGGGCCGTCCCCCTTGCCGCGGGCGCCACCCGTCTCGTCGACCTCTACGCCCGCACCGTGACCACGACCGCGGGCACCGACCGCTACGGCGAGCTCGACGGCGCCTCCACCTGGCCCCGCCTCCTGCCCGGGCCCAACGTCCTCGCGTTCGCCGGCATCGCGTCCCTCGCATGGTCCGCCCGGCCCGCCTACACCTGAGGAGACCCGCCCGCCGTGAACCTCACCACCGTCTGGCGCACCAAGCTCTACGAGGCCATCTGCCACGAGAATTGGATGCACGCCGAGGCCATCTTCCTCCGACTGTTCTCCGCCGACCCGGGCCTCGACCCGCCCGTGTTCGACGACGAGGCCGCCGGCGGGTCCTACGCCGGCCAGCCGCTCGTGATGGCCGACGGCGTCGACGGCGCCGGCACCAACGAGGAACCCGTCACGTTCAACAACATGCCCGCCGGGACATGGACCCACTTCGCGATCGCCGACCGCGCCGGCGGCACCGACCCGAACCACGTCATCCTCGTCGGTGCGCTCACCTCCGCCCGCACCACCGCCGCGGGATCGTCCCTTACGCTCGCTCCCGGCGACCTCGAGCTCACCATCGCATGAGCGACCTGGCCGCCGCCGCCACCGTCGACGTCGACGCCACCGCCGGCCTCGGCCCCGACACCGTCGTCGGCCTCGCCGGCCGGGCCCGGGTCACCGTCACCGCCTCGGCCACCCCCGCCGCTCCCGCCGGCCTCGACCGCCGGACCCGTCTGTGCGATGTCTGGGGAAACGGCATCGCCGAGCTCGACGGCGCCGTGCACGGGCCCATCGTGTTCGAGCTCAACCGGCCCACCACGTGGACGCTCACCATGGCCCTCGACGACGCCAAGGCCCCGCTCGCGCTCGGCCAACGCTTCCGCGAGGTTCAACTCTGGGCCGGTGACTGGCTCATCACGCAAGGCCCCATCGTGTCCCCGTCCACCGACGGCGACCGCCTGACCCTGTCCTGCGCGGATGCCCTCTGGTACCTCGACCATCGCCTCATCGGCACCGAGCTCCCCAACCGGCTCACCAACCCGACGTTCTCCGCCGGCATCGACGGATGGTCTGTCCTCGTGTCGCACCCCAACTTCGTGCTCACCGGCCCCGACTCGGCCGCCTACGTCATCGTCAACGCCGGCCTCGGCCACGAGGACGAACCCCGCTCGCTCGAGATGTTCCAACCCGACAACGTCACCCACCTGTTCGCGTTCCAAGAGATCACCGTGACCGCCGGCCCATTCGGGGCCGACGTCGCCCTCGACGCCTACGCCTGGGCGCCCGCCGGCGCCTCCTCCGCGGATGACCCCGACATAGGCGTCGAGCTCGTCCGGGTCCCGGCCGACTACCGCAACGAGGTCCTTCCCATCTCCGGCGCCCCGGTCCCGCCGGCCGGGTTCGGCAATCTCTACTGGGCATGGTCCCTCGTCGGCGACTGGCGCCAGGCCGTCGCCCGCTCCTCGTTCGGCGACGACCATCCCGTCGACACCTGGGTCCGGCACCGTTGCACCGTGCACGTCTCCCCCAACGCCACCGAAACCGTGCACGCCCGCCTATCGGGCCGCGTCGGCGCCGTCCTCTGGGCGCACGCCGGCCTCTGGGTCGACGAGGCCCTCGAGTTCTACCGGGCCGACACCGCCGAGCTCGTCGCCGGCCTCGTCGCCCATAGCCAGGACCCCGGCCTCGGCCAGTCGCCGCTCAACCTCGGCGCCGCCAACGCCCCCACCGGTGTCCGCGTCGACCGCCGCTACCCCTACTCGACACGCCTGCGCATCACCGAGGCCCTCGACGCCCTCGCCAAAGAGGGCCTCCTCGACTACTGGCTCGACGTCACCCCCCATGGCCGCAACGTCACCATCGCGTCGCCGCGCCGGGCCCGGGCCACGCCCCTCGTGCTCGAGCTCGGCCGCAACCTCGCCGGCATCTCCTGGGCCTACGACGGCGAGAACGCCGCCTCCGCCGTCACCGTCATCGGCTCCGGTTCCGACACCGGGCCCGGCCAACCCGAGGGCCACGCCCTCGACGTCACTGCGTTCGCCGGCGGCCTCACCCTGCAAAGCGTGCTCACCGCGCCCGCCGCCACCCCGCCCGTCCGCCTCGACGACGTCGCCGCCGCCATGCTGGCCACCACCGTCGACCCGCACACCCTCACCGTCGCCCTCCCCGCCGCCGCCGCCGCCGGCCTGTTCGCCCGCGTGTTCCCCGGCGACCTCGTCGAGGTGCGGGTCCGCCGGGCCGCGCTCACCATCGCCGGCGCCTACCGCATCGTCCGCCTCGTCCTCAACCCCGACAACGGCGTCGAGCTCACCCTCAACCGGGAGGCCTGAGATGTCCCGCCCCCGCACCCCGCCCGCCGTCGGCCCCATGGTCCGCGACCTCAAGGGCCGGCTCTGGGACGTCGAACGGCGCGCCGGCACCTGGGAACCCGCGACCAAAGGCATGAGCGCCGCCGAGCTCAACCACCTCGCCGACCGGTTCGGCACCCCCGGCGGTGAAACCGACGGCCTGCGCTGGGCGACCAGCCTGGGCGGCCCCACGAAAACGATCCCGCCCGGCATCTACGGCGTCGCCCTCGGTGAAGCCAGCTACGAGAACCCTGACACGGTCCTCATCGGCCCGAACGACTGGCCGGCCGACCCCGGCTACGACCCCGACCGCACCTACGCCGTCGTCCTGCCCCGCGACGGCACCTACTCGCTGTCCGCGTTCGTGTCCGTCACCCGCGGCCCGGGCGCCACCACCATCCCCCACGTGTTCCTCTGGGTCTACGACGCCCACAACGCCCAACTCATCGCCGGATGGTCCGGTTGGGACGACGACGTCTACGACCCGCACCCCCCCGAGGTCAACCGGGCCAACGCCCTCCTCGCCCGGGCCGCCGTCGGCCCGCTCCCCGCCGGGTCCTGGCTCGCGCTCGTCGCCGGCACCCGCGGGTCCGCCGAACCCGTCAACGTCACCCCCGAATCGTTCGACGTCGCCTACGTCGCGCCCCCGCCGCCTGGGTGGCGCTACTACCCGCCCACCTGAAACCGCCACCTCGCGGGTCCCGGTCGCTACCGTGGGCGCCCGGCACCCTCCGTCACCAAGGGAGACGAGCACCATGGCTAAGAACGTCGAGAAGCCGGCGGACATGGACCGCGACAAGCTCCGCGAGGAGGGCCAGGCCGCCGAGAACGAACGCATGGCCGCCGAGACCGAGCTCCACGGCGGCACCACCCGCGGCACGGTGCCCTGGGCGGAGGCCGACCAGGATCCCAAGGCCGCCGAGCACGCCGCCGGCGAGGCCGGCCACAAGGCCCGCTCCTCGTCCGCCGGCCACAAGGCCGCCGACTCCTAACCCCGGACAGGAGAACCGCCATGAGCGACCCGTACACCCCACCCGAGGATCCCGACGGCGACACCGGCACCATCCCGCCCGAACCGGTGACACCGGTCGAGCCCGACTACCCGAGCCCGGGCCAGTCCGGCGAGGACGAGCCCGGCCAGTGACCGATCCCCTCGACCCGGCCGCACCACCACCGGACCCCGCCGGGTCCGATCCCGGGTCCGGGCGCCGCTTCACCGCCGCCTGGGCCCGGGACGCGGCCGAGCGCGTCATCGCCACCGCGATCATCGTCGGCGCCGGCGCGCTCGCCGGCAACCTCGCCGCCGACGCCGCCAACTGGCAGGACGCCGGCCGCGAGGCCGCCCGGGCCGCCGGCATCGCCGCGTTCCAACTCATCAAGGTCCTCGTCGCCGGCCTCGTCGGCCAACCGACCTCGGCCTCCATGCTGGCCGCCGACGCCGGCCCCATCAGCCCGCCGCCGGTTCCCCTGAGGTGACGGCGCCGATGGGCCCCGACCCGGTCGAGGAACGCCCGCCCGACGACGAACCGCGGGCCACCCAACAGGCCGCGCCTGTCCTGCTCCCCGGCTACGAGCACGACCTCGAGGCCGGCGCCGGCCTGTCCGTCACCCCCGGCAACCCGCACGTCGTGATCCACACGACCGAGAGCCCACGCGGGTCCTACGCCAGCATCCGCAACCTCTGGCGCGGCCGGAACAACTGGGGCCGCGGCCTCCCGCATTTCCTCGCCGACGGCCGCCGGTACGTGCAACTCCTCCCGCTCAACGTCGGCGCCTACACGCTCGAGAACAAGGCCGGCGGCGCCGACACGAACCGTAGCGGCCCGGTGATTCAGGTCGAGATATGCGGCTACGCCAACGACGACTTCACCGACGCCGAAATCGACGCCCTCGCGAAATGGCTCGCCGACCTCGTGAAAGCCGGCATCTCGCTCGACCTGTCACAACACCCCCACTTCTACGGCGCCAACGAGGGCATCGTCCTCGCCCGCTACGACGCACCGCAACGAGTGAGCGCCGCCGCGTTCGAGTCGTTCAACGGGTTCATGGGCCACCAACACTGTCCCGAAAACGCCCATTGGGACCCGGGCCGCCTCGACGCCGACCGCGTGGAACGCATCGCCCGGGCCTACCTCGGCGACGAATCTCCCGACGAGGAGGACGATATGACTGTTGTTTGTGGCCATAGCGACGGTCGGAAGTTCGCCTGTTGGGGTTTGTTCAAGAGACATTTGAGCCCCGACGAGCTCGGCGGATTCCTGTATATGGGCGCCAAGGACCTCGGTACCAATGACGGGTTCCTCGCGCTGCTCACCGAGGTCCCCCGCCATAAGGTCGACGGGTCCTGAAGGGGAATGACACGGACCTCCACGCCGTGCTCCTAGCGGTCGACCTCCCCGGCGAGACCGCCATCGGCGCCGGCATGTTCGGCCTCCTCACCGCGTTCTCCGTCGGCCTGTTCCGCCGCCAGCGCGAGAATGACGAACGCCGCGACGAGCTCTCCCGGGCCGCCGTCGACCTGGCCGTCGCCCGCGAGACCCGGGCCCTCGACGACCGCGACGTCGCCCTCGAGCGCGAACGGGCGGCGCTGCTCAACACCGAGCGGGTCAAGGCCGAGCTCGCCGAATGCGAGGAGGCCCGCCGTGGCCGATGACCCCGACCCCCTGGCCCTCGCCGCCGACCTCGGTCGGGCGCCGCGACGCGACACCTGGCTCCTCTGGGGATTCATCATCACCCTCGCCGCCCTCGTCGGCCTCGTCGTGTTCGTCATCTGGCAAGTCGCCGAGTTCCGGGCCTTCCTCGACGCCACCGGGGCCTGTCTCCCTTAGGCGAAAAGGCGTCGTTACCGTGCGGTAACCGATGCTAAATCCGCGCCGAAATTGAGGCCCGAGTTTTCTTCTAGTCCCCCGTTGAACACGGGACCTTAGGGTCCTATCGTGCCCGTCACACCGCCGAGCATGGCGGGAAGGGGAGGACCCCCGTGGCCGCCGCTCTACTGGTCACTCTCGAGGACCGCCTCGAGGCCGCTCTCCGCATCGAGGACCCCCGCCGTCGGTTCTCCGAGCTCAAGGCGTTAGGCACCGAGGCCAGCGCGCTCACGAGTCGGATCGCCCGCGCCCGGGGCGCCGTCGTGCGGGAGCTCCGCGACGACGGCCTCACGTGGGCCGAGATCGGAGACCGCCTCGGCGTCTCCCGGGCCCGCGCCGAGCAACTCGACACCCGCCGCTAACCGAGGAGGCCGCCGACCCATGGCCGACACGTTGCAACTCCCGTTCCCCGCGCTCCCCGACTACCACGGCGTCACCCCCACCGGGATGCGCACCGCCATCACCGGCACCGGGAACCGGACCACCGCGGCCCATGAGATCGGCGACACCGTCGTCCTCGTCGTCGAGGCCCGTGTCACCGAGGCCGGCCACCTCGAGACCAAGGACGGCCTCGTCTACCGCGAGAGGTTGGCCACCAAGGACCTGTTCGAGATCCCCGCCGAGCGCGGCAAGCTCCTCGTCAACGGCCTCCGCCAGGCCCTCGCCGATGGCACCGGCACCCTCCCCGGTGTCGTCGACACCGAGGTCGCCGCCGGCGAGCGGGTCCTCACCGACGCCTCCGGCGTGGTGGCCACCCCGGCCGAGGTCGCCGACCTCCACGGCATCCCCCTCGACCCGCGCCTCGCCCCCGTCATCCTGCGGTTCTCCGACACCTCCACGGGCCGGTGGCCCGACGACTGGGCCGGCCTGGGCATCGCCGAGCGGGCCCCCATCGGCGGGTTCATGCGCCACCCCGGCGCCACCGACCCCGGCGACACCGCCCAAGTCATCGAGGTCCTCGACGACGACACCGGCGAGACCCTCGAACGCTGGACCGAGGCCGACGAGGACACCCGCCTCCTGGCCGCCGAGGCCGCCGCCCTGCGCGCCGAGGCCGCCGACCGTGCCCCCGACCGCTCTGAACCGACCCGGGTCGGCGAGCTCCTCCCCGACGCCGAGGCCGCCATCGCCGCGGGCAACATGGGCGCCCATCCCGACGAGGACGGGTTCGACGAATGGGCCGCCGTCGAGGACTGGCGGCGCATCGAAACGATCCTCGTGACCGTCCTCGAGCTCGACGACGGCTACCCCGACACCCTCGCCGACCCGCCCACCGAGGCCCGCCGGCTCCTCGACGCCGACCCCGCCGCCCTCGGCGACCGCCTCGTCTCCCGCCTCGCCCCCTACCTCTCCGAGCTCGCCGGCCTCGTCGAGGCCGCCGCCGGGCCCGGCCCGTTCGACCCGACCCCGCCCTCGAGCGGCCCCGACGACGAGCTCGTCGTCGTCGACGACGACGACCCCGAACCGCTCGACCCGCCCGCCACCCCCCACGGCTGGACGCGCACCACCTTCCCCGACCGGCCGGCGACCGCCGAACCCGCCGGCGAGGCCGAGGCCCTCGACCTGTCCGCCGACCGGCCCAACCCCGTCGACTACGCGTTCGTCGACCGTGGCATCCCCGAGATCCGCGCCGACCTGCCCGCCGTGCCCGCCCGGGCCCGGGTCCTGCGGCTCCTGCGCGCCGAGGAGGAGGGCCGGGGCCGGGGCCTCAAGCCCCGCAAGGGTGTCCTCGACCTGCTCGAGCGGCGCGCCCGCGAGTTGTTCATCGCCGCGGGGACCCCGCCGGTGGACATCGGTGCCGGGTTCGACGTGCCCGTCGACGCGGTCGCCGTCGAGGACTAGCGGGCCATGGCCCGAGTTCCGTTCCCGCGCCCGCTCGCTCCCCACCTCCCCGACGACCTGGCTCGCATCGCCGCGGGCCACGTCGACGCCGCGCTCGCCGTCATCCGCGAGGGCCTCGAACCGCCGCTCGTCGAGCTCTACGGCGACCACGAGGAACGCCACCTCGCGGCGGCCATGCGAGTCCTCGTCGACCTCGTCTACCACCCGCCACCGCCGGAGGACACCGATGCCCCGCAACGCCCGCAACGCTAGCCACGGCGGCCGCTTCTACGTCTGGGGCCGAGGCGAACGCTACTGGTCCGTCACGACCATCTTGTCCGCGCTCCCCAAGGACGCCCTCAAGTTCTGGGCCGCGAAGGTCGTCGCCGAGTTCGCGTTCGACCGCTCCAAAACGTGGTTCACCATGAACCGCACCGAGGCCATCGACTGGCTCAAACGCGAGCCCCTCCGCTTCACCGGTGAGCGCGCCGACTACGGCTCCGCGGTGCACGCCGCGGCGGAGGCCTACGCCATCGGCCGGCCCCTGCGCGGCGACTTCAGCGACGAGGAACGTGCCGCGGCCGGCCAGTTCCTCCGCTACGTCAAGCTGTTGTCGCCCCGGTTCATCGCTTCGGAGGCCTCGGTCTACTCGAGGACCCAGAAGTACGCCGGCACCCTCGACTCCATCGTCGAGATCGAGCTCGAGCGGCTCCTCTCCATCTGGGGCCCCGGCCTCATTCCGTGGCGGCCACCGGAGGGCCGGACGTTCGTGCGGCTCCTCGTCGACTACAAAACCGGTGGGGACATCGAGGAAGGCAAAGGCGTCTACCCCGAGGTCGCCCTCCAACTCTCCGCCTACGCGCACGCCGAGTTCATGGGTGCCCCCAACGGCATCGAGGTCCCCCTCCCCGAGGTCGACGGCGCCGCCGTGCTGCACATACAGGCCGGCGGATGGCGCCTCGTCCCGGTCGACGCCCTGCGCGACGACGTGTTCAAGGCGTTCCTGTTCGTGCGGGAAGTGTTCCGCTGGCGCGAGGTCATCTCCAAAGAGGTCCTCGGCACCGAGCTCCTCCCCCCGGACGACGACGCCGACACGCCCGGCGGCCAGGCCCCGGCCGTGGCCACCGCCTAACGCCGTGCCGATCCTCGACATTCAACACCGGTTCCGTGAGCTCGGCCGGATCCGTACCGGGTTCAAGGAGGACACCGGGCGCGTCTCGAAAAAGACCGGGAAGGCCATCATGCGGCCCGTCAAGCTCCCCCGGTTCCGGCTCACCTCGGTCTGGCAACACCTCATCGAACAGGCCGCCGAGGAGTGGGGAGGCGAACCGCGGCCCTGGGTCAACGAGGGATCGCGCGAATGGGAGG